ATGCGGCTTCGGGAGACCTTCTCAGCTGCGAGATGTCCGTATCAATCCTAACAAGTTGGAGTTAATATGTCCGAGTGGGAACAAGAGAACGAAGCCTTCCTGAAAAAAATCGGGCAGGTTAGCACACCAGTATCAAAGCCAGCATCTACTAAGAAAGACGAGGAATAATCCAAATGGCTGTATTTCTGAATAATAATGTCGGCGTAAAGATTAACTCTGTTGATCTTAGCGACCATGTAACGGCTGTAACAATCAATCGTTCATTTGATGAACTAGAAGTAACTGCAATGGGTGACACAGCTCACAAGTTCGTAAAGGGCTTGGAAGCATCATCTGTAACAATCGACTTCCTAAATGACACAGCAGCAGCAAGCGTTCTTGCAACACTTCAAGCTGCATGGGGTACAACAGTAACTTGTGTATTCCTACAAACAAAGGGAACAGCAGTATCTGCTACTAACCCTCTATACACTGTTTCATTACTAGTCAATAACACAACTGACATCAATGGTTCTCCAGCTGATGTTGGAACTCAGTCAATTACTTTTACTGCTAACTCAACAGTTGCAGTAGCAACTACAGGTTCATTCTAAACAATTAAACAAAGGGGCTGAGCATGGCAAAACTAAAGATAGTTCGAACAGATGGAAGCGTTATTGAAGGCGAGATTACTCCAGCAGTGGAGTACGCATTTGAGCAATACGCTAAAAAGGGCTTTCATAAGGCTTTTCGTGATGACGAGAAGCAAACGGATGTCTATTGGATTGCATGGGAAGTCCTACGCAGATCAGGTGAAACTGTTAAGCCTTTCGGGGTTGAGTTTATCGAGACACTTAAAAATGTTGAGGTGCTGGACTCAGACCCTTTGTCTTAAAGCGAGATTTGCCTTTCACCTATCTAATCGCTCGCTTGAGTATTAGATTGCAAATCCCGCCACAGCAGTTATTAGAGTTAGACCCAATAATGCTTCAAGCCTTGTTGCAGGGTCTCAAAGATGAAGCAAAGGAGATTCAAGATGCCAGTAAGCGTAAAGGGCGGTATTGAACTCCGTAAGGCTCTACGCGCCTATACGCCTGACTTGGCTAAGCAGATGCCAAAAGAGATTGCTACAGCCTTAAAACCTGTTGTGAAGGTCGCTAAAGGGTATCTGCCAGATAACGGCTCAATCCTTAGCGGATGGCGCACACGCGAAAATTACACTGGAAAGTTCCCACTTTATGATGCCAGCACAGCAAGACGAGGCATTTCATATAAGACTTCTCCATCTAAGGCTAACAAAAGAGGTTTTAGATCATTAGCTCGTTTAATGAACAAAACTGCTGCTGGTGCTATTTATGAAACTATGGGGCGCAAAACTCCATCTAGCAAGTTTGTCCAGACTCAGAACAGTAAATATGCTGGTGAGTTCAAGGGTGATAACAAAGAGCGCGGGCGTGTGCTATTTCGTGCATACGATGAAGATAGAGGCGCAGCTCGAGATGGTGTATTAAGAGCTATAGAAAAAGCCAACAAAGACTTTAAGAAGGCAACCGCATGAGTATTTTAATTGATGTCGCAGCCGAGTTCACTGGCAAGAAAGCCTTTAAGCAAGCAGATACTGCTACTGAAAAACTCACTAAATCAGCTAAGAATCTAGGTAGAACTCTAGGAATCAGTTTAGGCACAGCAGCCATTCTTGGCTTTGCTAAAGCTTCAGTTAGAGCAGCAGCCGATGATCAGAAGGCTCAAAAGCAATTAGCTTTAGCTCTTAAGAATGTTGGTTTAGAGCGCGATGCTGCTTCCGCAGAATCATACATCCAGCGACTTCAAAGCGAGTTCGGTGTAGTCGATGACAAACTTCGTCCTGCATATCAGAAGTTGGCTATCGCCACACGCTCATCGGCTGAGACTCAAAAGTTACTGAGTCTTTCGCTTGATATTAGTGCTGCTACTGGCAAAGATTTAGAAGCAGTAACTGGAGCCTTATCTAAGGCTTATCTAGGATCTAATACTGCACTATCTAAACTAGGTGTAGGAATATCTAAGGCAGACCTTAAGACCAAGTCTTTCAATGATATTACTAACCAGTTAGCAGATACTTTCAAAGGTGCTGCTGCTGCTTCAGCTGCAACATTTGCTGGTTCGATTGCTAAACTAGGTGTTGCTTCTCAGAATGTTAAAGAGATTATTGGTACTGGCATTATTGATGCCCTTAAAACTCTTGGCAATGATGATTCAGTATCCAACCTTGCTAAGGACATGGAATCTGTAGCCACTTCTGTAGCAGATGCTATTCGTGGAGTTGGAATCTTGCTTGCAGAATTACAGAAGATTCCTGGTATTGGTGCTGTAGGAAACATACTTGGATTCTTATACAAAGCCTCTCCAGTTGGAATGCTTGCAGATTTAGGAGCGCAGTCTCGCCGTAAGGCAGAAGTAGCAGCTCAAAAGAATCCAGTTCAATCTGGCTCATATTTAAGCAAACCTACAACCGCTCAGAACAAGGTTGCAAAAGAAACTCTTAAGGTAAGCAATGCTCAGTTAAAACTGGCTAAGGCTAAGTCAATCTTTGATTTGCAAAAGATTCAGATTGAAGCAGCACTTAAGGGCAAGATTTCAGAAGAAGATCGTATCCGTCTAAAGCTCATGCAAGCTATTGAAGATGAGAATATCACTCAGATTGACAAATATACTAAGTTACTGACTGAGGCACAAACAAAGACAGCGGAGTTAGTCAGCACATTACAAAGCATTAAACCTCTTGATGACATATTTAAGAACTGGTCATTTATGTCGGTTAAAGAGCAATTATCCAGTCTTTCAAGTTATTTTAATACTTTTGCTGGTTCAGCAGCTTCAGCTTTTGCTTCTTTAGGTTCAGCGCAAAAAGCAGCTCTTGGTGGTTATGTGCCATTCGTAGGTGCAACTAATGCATCTCTTGGTATTACATCTACAGCAGGATCTAATACTTCTATGGTTTCAACAGTTGGTTTGGGAAACAATGGCACTGGCAATCAATTACCTCAAGGTGTAACCATTAATACAACTATTCAAGGTTCAATCATTGCTGAAAATGACCTTAATCAAGCTATTAATGATGCTCTTGCTGCTTCAGGATGGGCTGGGTCTGCTATTGGATATAGCCGTCAGGCAGTTATTACGGCAATCTAATGGCGCTTCCAGCAACGCTTACAGTATCTATTAACTTCGCCAATGGCCCTGCTTATGGCATTCCCTTTACCCTTGATGATCCTGCTAAAGGTATTCTCGGCACAAATGTTCTAGCTGATAATGCTTCACTTGTTATCGATTATTCTACTTCGACTACTAATATCGCTATTCGTAGAGGTCGCAACCTTTTACAGGATACTTACGATGCTGGTCAAGCAACAGTCAAGATATTAGATCCTAATGGAGATTTCAATCCACAGAATACAGCCTCTCCTATTTATGGCTATATCCAACCAGCAAGAAAACTTCGTATCTCAGCTAATTACAATGGGGTTGATTATTACCTATTCTCAGGTTACACAGCAGATTATCGCTATACCTTCCCTCAAGGGCAAGAAACAGCTTATGTAACTGTAACCGCCTTTGATGCTTTTAAGATATTTAATACTTCTGCCATAACTACTGTAACTGGTTCGGCAGCAGGCGAGACTACTGGTACTCGCGTAGGCAAGATTCTGGATACAATTAACTGGCCTTCTACTATGCGAGATATTGATACTGGACAGACTACTTGTCAAGCCGACCCTGCAAGTTCTAGAGCTGCGCTCACCGCTCTTAAAACTGTTGAATTGACAGAATATGGTGCATTTTACATTGACCCATCTGGCAACGCTGTATTTCAAGATAGAGCATTTACAACTTCTTCTGTTGCTGGCACTCCAACAGTATTTAACCAGACTGGCACAGGCATTCCTTATGCCAATGTTAAGTTTGCTTTTGACGATAAACTGGTCTATAACCAAGCTAACATCCAGCGTACAGGTGGTACTACTCAAACTGCCAGTGATGCCACTTCTATTGATACTTACTTCTTGCACTCATACACTCAGCAAAATCTTCTTATGGAAACCGATGCAGTAGCTTTGGATTTTGCTAAGGCTTATGTTGCTTCCCGCAAGGATACAACTATCCGTATTGATGCTCTAAGTCTTGACCTTATGACTCCAAATTATACGGCTGGAGTAACAGCAGCTCTAAATCTTGATTATTTTGATCCAGTAACCATTACTAATACAACCGATAGCGGATCAACAATAACCAAGACCCTGCAGATTCAAGGTGTTAGCCACGATATAACCCCTAATTCATGGCTAAGCACATTTTTGACCATGGAGCCTATTATTGATGGTTTCATTCTAGATTCGACACAATACGGTATCCTTGGGGTATCGTCTTTTAGTTACTAAGGAGTAATAATGGCAGCTGGATTTCCAACTAAGGCAAACTTCGCTACAGGCGATGTTTTGTCTGCAACCAATATGAATGATTTGGCAGGTACAGTTAATCTAATTGCCCCTAGCGCAAAAGGTGATTTGTATGTAGGTTCTGCTGCAAATACTTACACAAAGCTTTCAGCTGGTACAACTGGACAAGTTTTAACTGTTGATTCCACAACTGCAACAGGATTGAAATACGCTACTCCATCTAGCGGATCGACATTTTCAGGAACAAGAGTCTATAACAGCACTAGCACATCTATTGCCAATGCAACTTGGACTGATATTACTTTTAATAGCGAAAACTTCGATACCGACTCATATCACAGCACATCAAGCAATACTGCTAGAATAACAATTCCAACTGGCAAAACTGGTTACTATTTTGTTTTTGGTACTGTTCGTTTTGTCGGCAATGTAGTTGGTCGGCGTATGTCTCGTATGATGATAAATGGTGCTACAAGTTTTGGCATTTTTGAAGCAACTCCAAGCACTTCTACAGGTAGCGATGTCTCTTGTTATCTTGGTCAAGTCTATTATTTTACTGCTGCTGATTACATCACTTTGCAGTGCTATCAAACAAGTGGTGGAGCGTTAGACATAAGAAATGACAATGATGCCGCATTCTTCGGCGTAAATTACTTAGGAGCATAAATGTCACTTTATAATGAAATAATTGCAGCGTA